TTAAAAGAAAAAATACTCGTTGCTCTTGGTTTAAATAAAGACAATGAAGTAAAATTGGCTTGGCAATCTAAAAGCGAGGATGGTACTATTTTCGTTTCTACTGCTGAGGAATTAGAAGCAGGGGTGGACATCTCAGTTCTTACTGAGGATGGTACTACTATTTTATTGCCAGTAGGCACTTATAAAACTGAGGACGGCGTATCTTTCAGGGTTAAAACTGAAGGTATCGTTGCCGAAGTTATGGAATCAGAAACTGAGGAGGAGGTTGAAGCATCTGAGGAGGAATTATCAGAGGAATCTACTGAATTAGCAGAGGAGGATGACAAAGAGGACTATGACGAGGAAGCAGATGTTGCCGACTGGAAAGGTATGGAAAAACGTATCAAGAACTTAGAGGATGCAGTAGCTGATCTAAAAAGAGATAAAGTTGGTGGAGATGATGAGGTAGAGGAAATGTCTGAGGAAACTCCAGAAGTATCTGACAAACCTAAAACTATAAAAACTACTGAAGTAGTTGAATTTTCAGCAGAGGAGATTGAAGCAATAAAAGAACTAAAAGCTGAGAATGAAGCGTTAAAAATTGAATTAGCAGAATCACCTGCTGATACACCTATTAACACAAATAAATTTAGTTCTGATAAAAAAGAGCTAAGTAAAAAAGAATACAACAAACTTTCTAGACAAGAAAGATTCTTATATAATTTAAACAAATAAAAATAATAACTTAAAAAACAAAAAACTATGGCTTTCAATGTAACGAGTACATTCGCGGGGAAAAGTGCTGGATTCTATATCGCAGCAGCTTTAAAAGAAGCGAAATCATTAGATTACATAACGCAAATGAATAATGTGCGTTATAAAAGTTCAATCCAGAGTATGGCAAATAGCTCTGTGGTAAGAAATGCAGAATGCGATTTCACAGATCACGGAACGCTTACAATGACTGAGAAAACTTTAACCTTAAAACCACTACAAATTAATATAGATTTATGTAAGCAAAACTTGGTGAGCAGTTGGGAATCGCTAGAGATGTCAGGTGCTTATGGTAATCCACCTGCTTCTTTTGAGGACTATGTAATTTCGTATATGGGATCTATCATTGCAGATGCAACTGAAACTGGTATCTGGCAAGATGACAATGGAAATGGAGAATTAACAACATCATTTCTTTCAGCAACAGGTCTTTTAATACCTGGTACAGATGCAACTGTAATACAATCATCAGCTTCTGGTGCTTATACAGCAGCTAACATCATAGCTAACTTACAAACTTTAACTGCTGATATGGCAGCAAATATACCTGCTGTATTAGGAAAAGAGGACTTGCATATTTATATGAACAATAAAACTTACGCTTTCTATGTATCAGCAGTATCTACATTAGGATATGTAAACGCTTACAATATGAACGGTGACTATGAGCCTGTATTTGAAGGGTACAAAATCGCAGTATGTCCTGGAATGCCTGACAATCAACTGGTAGCAGCACAGAAATCTAATTTATTCTGGGGAACAGATTTAGTTTCTGACTTTGGAACTACTGGAACTGGTCCTAGAATCGCTTTAATGGATATGGCTGCTCTAGACGGTAGTGATAATTTGAGATGTGTAGCTAGATATTCTGGTGCAGTTCAAACTGGAGTTGGTGCTGACATTGTTAGACAATCATAATTAACCTAATTAATAGAAGTGAGGGCTTCGGCTCTCACTCCTTTAACCTTTAAAACATAAAATAAAATGGCTTGTACAAATTTAACTAGGGGTAGAGGGCTTGATTGTAACCGAATATCAGGTGGAGTAAAAAAAATATTTTTCTCAGTATTTGATCCTAATGTTTCTTATACTTATGATGCAACACATAAGTTAGAGATTGATGCGATTGATTGGAATGGTAGTACGATTTATGAGTACGTTATGCCTTTAGGTGTAGCGAGTATTACTGATACTATTACTGGATCAAGAGAAAATGGCACAATTTTTTACACTCCAACTGTAAATATTATACTTAACCGTTTGACTAAAGAGGATCAAAACGAAATAAAACTTTTAGGACAAACTAAAGTAAGAATTTTTGCACAATTAAATCAACAACTAAGCAATGGACACGATGTATTTATTGCATTAGGAATGGCTAATGGAATGGAATTAAATACAGGTACTATTGATAGTGGCGCTGCATTTGGTGATCGTAATGGTTACACTCTTACCTTTGATGGCTTAGAGGCAATTCCTTTTGCTTTCTTAGAGGACTATACTGACATTCCTTGGGATCAAAGTGGGTTTATTAATGAAGCTGGAACTTTCCCAACAACCTCTTAAAATAATTAGTAGTTTTCATATATTCTTTGATTAGGGGGCTTTATGCCCTCTTTTCTTTTTTAAAGGCAAATAAATTCGGCACTTTTCTATTATATAGTAGGATGATACAAGCAATCACACAAACTAACCTAACTACTTACTTACAAACTGAGGATAATCGTATTGACACTTCAGTTAGTTCAGACAAGATTAGGCATCTAGTAAAATTCACTAATGATATGGACAAGTCAGTTCAATATGCTTATTCTACTGAACATTTAATCTATGACAGATACACTAAGTTTGTTTTTGATTATAACGCTACTCCTGATGTTTATACAGGCAGAGTTGACTTTACACCAGCAGGTTATTACAAATATGAAGTCTATGAAGTAGCTTGGAGTGGTGCAGTCGCTATAAGTGCAGGAAATGCACCTGTAACAGAGGATGATGTATTACCAGTAGGCCCTACTCACGGTGTAGTTCAAGGGCTTGTAACGAAAGGAAAAATGTATGTTGCTGACAAATCAGGAACAGAACAAGTTAAGTACACACAAAGGCAAGAGCCAAGTGGTACTAACTATATATATTATGGACAATAAAAAAAAATAAAAAATGGCAATAGAAAACGTACAACAACTATTAACAGAACAATTAGGAAAACACAGATGTGATGTTATTTCTACAACAGCTATGACAGGCAAAAAATATTACGCAATACATTTTCCTGTTGATAGTAACATAGCAACAATATCAGCATCAAATATACAAGAAGTTACAGGATCTACTTATACAAACTTACAAGAGAAAGATTATGCTGCTGGTACTACTTTGTTTTTACAGGTTACTGCGATACAATTAAATTCTGGAATTGCTATCTGTTACTATGAGGATGTAATATAATGAAAGTATTAAGGCTAGGACAGAGTTTATGCTCAAGTAATCAGATAAGTGGTTTTCAAAACAAGTATGCTATTGATTTTGATGGTGTAGATGACCATATTGAAATCCAAGACGATAGTGTGTTAAGATTAAATGGATCAGATAATTCTTTTAGTTTTTGGGCAAAATTAGATGGTCTGTCAAATGGTGATGGGAAAATGATATGCAAAGCAACATCTGCTAGTGCTTCTAGTAGTGCTTATCAAATTAGAACTAATAATGCAGATTTGAAATTTCAATTTTATAGTGGTGGCTGGAGAACTGTGAGTGCTAATAGCTTCTTTACTACTACAAATTGGACTCACGTGGTTGTTACAATGAAAGACAGTACTAAGATTGTAAAAATGTATAAAAATGGGGTGGCATTTACTACCTCGCCAATATCAGGTAGCATTGGCTACTCAATACCCTCAAGCGTTAATGGAGAGTTGTTTTTTGGGTGTAGGGGTAATTTAACTAATTTCTTTTCTGGAATGTTAGATGAAGTAGCAATCTACAACGCTGAATTGTCTGCTGCCCAAGTAACAGCTATTTATAATAGTGGTAATCCTACTGACCTGACCGACAGCTCTATGCCAAGCAACTTGGTAGGCTGGTGGAGAATGGGTGATCCTAATGGAACAGCTGCTTATCCTACAATAGTAGATCAAAGCACAAATAGTAACAATGGAGTAATGACAAATATGGCATCAGGTGATATAATGACTAATGTACCTTAAATAGAATAAATATGAAGTATGTAATTTATAATATGGAAAATGTAGACACAATAGACTTTGCTCAAATTTTTGAGGATGGTGTTGATACATTAAGGCTTTCAGTTGATAGCAAAAAAACAGTTTTAAAATTTGAAGGTGAAACTCCTGATTTTTTAGTAGGTTTGTCACAATATAATCATTCCGAAATATTAGAAATAATGAGAACTGATGAATGGAATCAAGACCAAGAAATATGAAAGACAATATAATTAACATTAATTTAGAAACTAGCACAGCACCTGTAGTACAAGAAGTACGAGGGAGAGATTGGATTGAGTACGGTACAGATGATTGGAAAAACCTATATCCTCAATTCTTAATAGACCTGTATTACTCTAGTAGTATTTCTGCTGCTATTATTAACGCTACTGCTGAGATGATTGCAGGGGAAAATCTTATCATAGAGGATGATGATGATAGAGATATGGAAGCTAGAATTAAGCTACAAAACTTTATGAATAGAGCTAATGGCAA